AAGGTGCATACCTGTCCAGTGGTAGCCGTAATGTACCGATGTCAGCTTGGGCAATGGGCCGCGTAAACTCTTTCATTTCTGGGAAGGGTGGTGCGCGCAAGGCCGACAACGACATTTACAAGAAAACGCGCGGTAAGAAGACATGATGGATGATGAACAACTAGGCAGCATCATCTCTGGTGAGATTACTGATGCGCTGAACCACTACGACCAAGAGTTTTCGGCAAAGCGCATTAAGGCGCTGGATTACTACCTTGCCGAGCCACTTGGCAACGAGGTTGAGGGCAAAAGTCAGGTTATCAGCCAAGAGTTTGCTGACACCGTTGAGCAGATTATGCCGTCGCTCATGCGGATCTTCACGGCAAGTGACAAGTATGTGCGCTTTGCTGCGCGTACTGCCGAGGACGAGCCGCGTGCAGAACAGGCGAGTGATTACGTCAATTACATCATCAACCACGACAACCCCGGCTTCCGCATTTTTAGCCATTGGTTCCGTGATGCACTGATGTTTGGCTTGGGTGCCGTCAAGTTTTACTACGACGACACCACCACGGTTGAAGAAGCTACCTATGAGGGTCTAAGCGAAGGTGAAATCGCGCTTCTACTCGCAAACCCTGACGTTGAGTTGGTGAGCCAGCGCGAGAACATGACCACCATTATCGGTGAGGATGGCGAGGATGTTGAGGTAGTTGAGAGCTACAACCTAAAGATCCGCGTCAAGAAGGTCAGCGGCAAGATCTGCATCGACAACATCCCGCCCGAAGAGTTTATGGTCAACAAGAAGGCCAAGTCTCTGGAGGATGCGCGCTTTATCTGTCATCGCACGACCATGACCATCAGCGACCTTGTGTCGATGGGCTATGATCAGGACGAGGTTGAAGCGCACGCAGGCTATCCGCAGCTTGAGGTAGACGAGGAGCGTCAGGTCCGCTTCGGTGATATTGAGGGTGGCACAGAGGCACAGGCATCTGACCCGTCGCAGCGTGAAGTTGCTGTCTATGACAGCATTGTTCTATGCGACATGGACGAAGATGGTGTGGCCGAGCGCCGCCGGGTGCTGTCGATTGGTGACAGTGGCCAGCACATTCTCGAAAACGAGGTGACGGATTTCATCCCGTTTTCCGTCATCTCGCCCATTATGATGCCCCACAGGCTTGTCGGCAGGTCCATCTTTGATCTGACCGAAGACTTGCAGGTCATCAAGTCCACCCTGATGCGTCAGTATCTTGATGCAACCTATCTGACGGTCAATCCGCGCACCATTGCTGTTGAAGGCATGGTGAACCTTGATGATTTGTTGGACGGCACTGCGGGCGGCATTGTGCGTGTACGCCAGCCGGGTGCGGTGCAAACCCTGTCAGGGCAGGGGGTAGGCAACGAGGTGCAGCCTTTGATGCGCTATCTGGACGAGGTAAAGGAATCTCGTACCGGCATGAGCAAGGCATCGCAGGGTCTTGACGCCAATGCCCTTCAAAGCACCACGGCTAGTGCAGTTTCTGCAACGGTTCGTGGCGCGCAGGCCAAACTTGAATCGTATGCGCGTACATTCGCTGAGACAGGTGTTAAGGACTTGTTCCGTGGCATCTTGAAGCTGGTAGCTGAGTACCAGCAACAAGAACGTATTGTGCGGTTGCGTAACCAGTTTGTGCCGATTGATCCACGCGAGTTTGACAGCGAGTTTGATGTCATCGTGAACGTCGGCCTTGGTACTGCGGATGACGAGCAAAAGATTGCTTTCATCCAAGCCATGATGGCGGAAGGCAAGACCATCCTTGGGCAGCTTGGGCCGGACAACCCGTTGTGCGGTCTGCCGCAATATGCGGCTATGCTGCAAGAGATTGTCGAGATTGGCGGCTTCAAAGACACCGGGCGGTTCTTCAACCCGCCACAGGTAGTCGCGCAGCAAGTTGCAGCGAAGCAGCAACAGGCGCAACAGCAATCGCAAAACCCGAAGATGATCCAAATTCAGCAAGAATTTGAGCTAAAGAAGGCCAAGATGGAGCAAGAGATTGCCTTGGCCCGCGAGAAGATGCAGGCGGAACTGGAACTGCGCCGACAGGAGCTAATCCTAGAGGCGCAGCTACGCCAACAAGAAGTCCAAATGGGCGCAAACATCAGTACAAACTTACCGCGTGCATAACCCATTCGGCGATCTTTGCTACTTGCTGGCAGCAAGTGGCAAGTACAACAAGTGGACATTCGGCAAGATCAAGCACTACTTCCTGCCACCCATACAGGCAGGTCAGTATTTCGCGTTTCGCAACGGCGACTTGCCGATAGGTTTCATCACCTATGCGTATGTAAACGACGCCCTACTTGCAAAATTGTTATGCGGTGAACAAGCCGTGCAGCCTGACCAATGGAACAGCGGAGAACTGTTGTTCTTCCCTGACATGGTTGCCCCTTTCGGCAACGTCAAAGCCATGATGCGGCAGGTGCAACAGCAAATGCGGCAGGTTCATGGCGACGACTACCGTGGCTATTGGTACAGGCCAGCAAAGAAGAAGGTTTCTCATGCGGCGACTTAGTTATTTGATAGACGGCAAGGCCGACGAGCATTTCGAGCGGGCATTTCATCTGTTTGGATCTGACGATCCTGGGGGTGATTCCGGCGGCGGTGCAGGAGAAGATATCGTCACAATGGGACGTGGCGCGCCTGCACAGGGCGGCAACGTCAGTATTCGTGAAGAACTGGCTATGAACCAGTTGATTGACGACATGGACATGGAAGCCCGCGCGCAGCGCGACCGTTATCATTATCAGGCCAACAACTTTAACCCAATGACGACCGGCTATGGCCCGTCTGCCGCAAACCCAGATGTCCCGGCCAACTTTTTTGTTGGCGCGCCTAATCTGCCACCTTCGGTCATCACTGGCCAACGTGGTGAGAGGTTTGACACCCAGACGGGTAATATCATCGCGCCGCTTGGCGATCCTTATGATGAACTGAGTGGCGGCATGGTGCCGCTGAACAGCGCGCCTGTGCCTACACCGCCACCACCGCGCTTCCAGACCAACGCAGAAAAGGACTTTTACGAGAATCTTGCTGCACAGGGCGATGCGGCAATGAACCAGTTTCGTGCCGAGGTACGCAACCTCGACAATCGTGGCCTGCTAGGAGACTTCATTGCTCGTGGCATTGGCAATCGTGGGGTGCCGAACTTCAACCCTGACATGCCGCCGGGCTATCAGATCCGAGGCGTAACAAACACCAAGTTTGTCGATCTGCCTTTTGTCGGCACTGTGCCTATGTCCACCTACACTGGCTTGGATCGCAATATGTCGGAAGACTCTGACGAGCGCGCAGAAGAGAAGCCTGCCGTTGTTATGGCAGAGGCACCGCGCTGCCCAGAGGGTTATGTGTTTGACGAAGGATTGCAGGCGTGTCGCCTCAAGACAGACGGCGATGCGGATTCCTCCACCGCCTCTGCCGCGCCTAATACTGGCGATGTTTACTACCGTGAAACTGCGCTTGATGCCGCGCCTGCAAACCTACCAACGGACTTTGACTTTGATGCGGCGAACCGTCGTTTCACTGAGTCATATGGATACCGTCCTCTGTTCTATCAAAACCCGATGGACACAACCGGCTTTACCAAGTTGGTCTGATGCGAGAGGGAAAACTTAGGCACGACGTAGAGCGTGCAGCCAAGGCAGAGGCTCTGCTTCGTGAGCCAATCCTTGTCGAAGCATTCGACACACTTGAAGCGAATTTCATAGATGCGTGGCGTAATTCGTCGGTTTCAGACACTGACAACCGAGAGCGCATCTATCACTTGCTGTCGGCCCTTCAAGCACTGAAAGGCCATCTCCACACGGTCATAGAAGGTGGAAAGGTCGCACAGGCCAACTTAGACCAACAGAAAAAATAGGTGATTTATGGCTGACAATCCCGAGGGAACCAGCAACCTGTCCATAGCGGACGCCATGCAAATTCTTACTACGCCCCCGCCAGAGGCGGAAACGGTTGAGGAAGAAGCGCAGCAGGAACCACCCGTCGAAGAAGACGAGGAGGTTACCGAGTCAGACGAGGTAGAAGAAACCGAGGTTGATGAAGCCGAGGAAGAAGCTGCCGAGGATGATGATGTCATTGACGAAGATGACGCCGAGGACGACGACCAAGAGCAACCTGAGATGGTTTCCGTCACTGTTGACGGTGAAACCTATGAGGTGACGCTGGAGGAAGCGGCTAAGGGCTATCAACGTCAAGCGGCTTTTACAAAAGGTATGCAGAAGAATGCCGAAGACCGCAAAGCCTTAGAGGCAGAGCGGGCGCAGGCCGCGCAAGAGCGTGACGCATACCAGCAGGGACTTCAACAGGTGTTGCAATACCTAGATCAGAACAACGCTGATCCAGATTGGGACACACTGCGAGAACAACTTCCTGCCGAGGAATATGCCAGAAGGTTCACAGATCATCAGCGTTTGCAGCAACGCAAGCGTGAGATTGAAGCTGAGAACCAACGCATTGCCCAAGAGCAACAGGCAGAGCAACAAGAGATGATGCGACAGCATTTGTCTCAACAAGCTGATCTGATGTTCGAGAAGATACCGCAATGGCGCGACGACACGGTTCGCCAATCCGAGCGTCCAGAACTGATTGAGTTTGCCAAACGCGAGTTTGGTTACACGCAAGAAGAGATTGATGCGGCATCTGACCATCGTGCCATCAAGGCACTGTATGACTCTTGGCAGTTGAGCAAGATCACAGATCAGGCAAAGACAGCTAAGAAGAAGGTGCGTAAGGCACCGAAGATGGCAAAGTCAGGCACTCCTCGCAGCAAGAAAGAAGTCCAAGCAAGCACCCGTAGAAAGCAACGGGCGCAATTCGATCAAGCACCAAGCATCAAAAATGCTGTGGACTATCTTCTGAAAACTCAAACCTAGTGAGGTTACATCATGGCAACAGCCACCACTGCAACCGCCGTGGGTGAGCGCGAAACGCTGGCGGACATTATCTACAAAGTAGATAGTGACGAGACACCCATCTTTTCCTCCATTGAGAAGGAAACTTCCAATGGTATCTTCACCGAGTGGCAAGTACAGGAACTTGCTGCTGCTTCTACAAGCAACCATGTCAACGAAGGTGCTGACATGTCCGACACTGGCGTTACTGCTACGTCACGTCTCGGCAACTACCACCAGATCAGTCAGAAGGGCTACATCGTATCCAACACCTTGGATGCGGTTGACAAAGCCGGTCGTGATCGTGAAGTAGCATACCAACGCGTACTGAAGGGACTTGAGCTTCGTCGTGACATCGAAAAGATGATCGGTGACACCAACGTAGCGCGCTCGTCCTCAGAGCCGCGCAAGTCGGCATCGCTGCTGACTTGGATCACCAATGGTGATGCGCCATCTGACATGGCGTTTGCTACTGGTGACGGCACTGACACTGCTGACGTTACCGGCACCGCTGCTGCTCTTACGCTTGCTAAGATCGACACAGCCGTTACCGCAGCTTGGGAAGACGGCGGCAACCCGTCGATGCTGGTATGTTCTGCAACCAATCGCGCCAACATCAGCGATCTGACGCAGAGCGGCACCAACCTTGTCAGCAATCAGGTCAACATGACTGAAGGCAAAGCGCCAACATTTGTTGGCTCTACTGCTGTCTACTTGACCGACTTCGGCACGCTCGACATTACGCCGAGCCGTTTCATGAGCAACGACAAGCTGTTCGTGATTGACCCGAACTTCGTGTCGCTCTCGACACTGTCTGGACGCAACTTCGCAGAAAACGACATTGCCAACACTGGTGATGCCGAGAAGTCGCAGATCGTGTGCGAATGGGCATTGAAGGTGAAGGCACCGAAGGCGCATGGCGCATGTATCGGGCTGAACGGTAGCTAACAACTACTGACACAACGAATAAGAGGGCAGCTTCGGCTGCCCTTTTTTATTGGAGGTTTCATGGCAAAGCGCCTGATTAAGAAGGATGAGACATCCGGCAAAGAAGTTTGGATGCACGACAATGATGGTGACTACATCATCGAAGAAACACAGCACGTCACGCCGCTGCTTGATGAGAACAAGAAGAAGGCTAATGAGTGGCAGTACGGGAAGATGATTGGTGATACGCAGCGCCATTGGCAGCAAGTTGCCGAAATACCCAACGTCATCTATTTGCAGCTTGTCGAAAAGTATGGCCCGCCGCGTGACAACCCGACCGCTTGGAAGAAGTGGTTGAACGATTACGACAACCGATATTTTAGGACGGGCGGTGGCAGCTTATGAGCATTACCAACTACACCGAACTAAAGACCGCCGTGGCTAACTTCTTAGCCAGGTCGGATCTGACTGACCGCATTCCAGAGTTTATTGCGTTGGCCGAAGCGCGCCTGTCGCGTGAGCTTGAAAGCCGTTCACAGGAGAAGCGCGCCAATGCAACGCTCTCGGCCAATGACGAGTTTGTGGCTCTGCCGACCGATCTGCGTGAGGTGCGGCACGTTAAGCTGACGACCAGCCCGAACACGGTGCTGGAGTATAAGTCTCCAGTAGCCCTAGAAAGCGAATACGGCGGCTCTACAGGCAAGCCACGCGCTTACAGCATAGTAGGTGGCGAAATACAGTTTCGGCCCGTTCCTGACGCAGCCTACACCGTGCAGATCATTTATATCGGCGGGCTGACGGCTTTGAGTAACAGCAACCTTGTGAACACAGTGCTGACACGTCACCCAGACGCCTATCTCAGCGGGGCGCTCACAGAAGCGTACACCTACCTAATGGATGAACAGAGGGCGCAGGTTTACGACGCCAAGTTTTCCCGCGCCATTGAAGAAATCAAGAAAGACGAAGAGCGTAGTCAGTACGGAACTGGCACCCTTCAGATGACCAGTATTTACCAACGGCAAAACTCAGCAGGAGCGAATTGATGAGCGCGCTTAGTGATTACGCCGAGAACAAGACCCTCGACCACATACTTGGAACCACAGCCTTCACAGCACCGTCCGCTGTATATCTCGGCCTGTCTACCGGCAGCTTCGGTGATGATAACTCTGGCGTAGAGCTTACCGGCAACAACTACAGCCGCGTCTCTGTAACCTTTGGCAGCGCCGCCTCTGGCACCGCCGACAACACCAGCGCAATAGAGTTTGCGGCCGCGACCGGAAGCTGGGGAACCGTATCTCACTTCGGTTTGTTCGATCAAAGCAGCGGTGGCAACCTACTCATTCACGGTGCGTTTTCCGGCGGTGGCAAGGCGATTGCTTCGGGCGACGTGCTGAAGATAGACGCAGGTGATTTAGACATTACCGCAGACTAGGGCGTGACGCATGGCTTTGCTTCTGAAAGACCGCGTTAAAGAAACGACGACGACGACAGGGACTGGCCCCTACACTCTTGCGGGTGCCGTAGCTGGGTTTGAGGCGTTCTCTGAAATCGGCGACGGCAATACAACGTATTACTGTTGCACCGATGGCACTGACTTTGAAGTGGGCGTCGGCACATATACTGCATCTGGGACTACGCTTGCGCGCACGAACATCTTGCAGTCCAGCAATGGCGATGCGGAGGTAAATTGGACATCTGGCTCTCGCACCATCTTCTGCACCCAGCCAGCAGAAAAGGCGGTGTTTCTTGATGCTTCTGGCAACATAGACATCGACGGTGGTGCTATTGATGGCGTTACGCTCGGCACAAACATTGCAGTCACCGAAGCGCAGATTGACGACATCAACATCAATGACGGCACGATAGAAAGCTCAAATAGCTTTTCCGGCCTTATCCTGAAAGTGAACGGACAGCTAATAGCGCGCGTCCAATCGTCTAATCAAAGCCTTACTGGAGGAGGTTTGTACCTCTACCAGAACAACCCTTACATTACGTTTGAGGGTGATACTTCCGACGTTTACGAAACAAACCTCAAAGTCACTGACCCAACGGCTAATAGAGACATTACCCTGCCGGATGCGTCTGGCACGGTTGCAGTTTTCAGCACTGCACCGACATCTGCCATCACTGACGGAACCAATGGTCAGGTTCTGACAACAAACGGCTCTGGGACACTATCGTTCCAGACTGTTTCTGGTGGTGGTGGGACAATCGCCTCTCAAGATGCGAACAACGTAGACATCGACGGTGGTGCTATCGACGGCGTCACGATTGGTACGAATAGTGCGGTTAGTGATCTGCGTGTTGGTGACTTCCGATTTTTTAACAACAATATCTTTGGCACCGTCAATGATGGAAATCTTATCATTAACCCAGCCGGTAATGGCGATATAAATTTAATAGCAGATACAGTACAGGTTGGTGATCTAAACACTGATGCCACTCTTACCACCAGAGGCACAGGTGACCTCACGATCAACACGAACAGTGGAACAAACACTGGTTCGATTACCATTGCAGAGGGCGAAGGCGGCAATATCTCCCTTACGCCACACGGCACGGGGTCAGTGGTCATCGACGGCTTGAGCTATCCTCAATCTGACGGAACCAACGGACAGGTTCTGACTACAGACGGGTCAGGTGGACTTTCATTCACGACAGTTTCGGGAGGCGGCGGCGGTAGCGGCATCTCAACAGGCAAAGCCATCGCAATGGCTATGATATTCGGCTAGGAGCGCAGGATGGCAAACCCAAATATTGTAAACGTCGCCACGATCAACGGACAGGTTGCAGGCCAAGCGGTTGGCACATCACTTGCCGCGATTGTTACGAATGCGGCTAGTAGCGGCAAAATCTACAAGGTGAACAGCCTCATCGTGGCAAACGTGGATGGGACTAATCCCGCAAGCGTTGATGCGGTTGTCGATATTGCAGGCACTGACTATTACATAGCTCACACCGTAACGGTTCCTGCGGACGCCTCGATTGTTTTAATCAGCAAAGAAGCGCCAATTTATTTGACTGAAAACTCACAGATAGAACTCAAGGCAAACGTGGCAGGCGACCTTCATGCTGTAGTCAGTTATGACGAGATTTCGTGATGCGGATCGCCAGTTTTAATTTATCAAATACTGAAAAGACAAAGTTGCTTGATGTTGCGGACGGCGCAGATTGGCTCTCGGCAGAAACTATTTATGCACAGAACAAAGCTCCCAACGACGTGGATTTGACAATCACGCACACAATTCAAGGACACGAGGTTGAAGTCGTAAGCACGTCACTTGCGGCAAATCAATCTGAGGCGGTCGTCGTTTACGCCCTTCAAATCGCTGTTGAGCCAAACAGTTTTGTGAGCGCAACAGCCAGCCATGCAAATGTAGATTTAGAATTTGTGGTGATGGATCATGCTTTATAAAAATGGCTCTATAATTGGCGTTGATAATATTCCTGACCAAGTTACTGCGAGTGGCGTCTATGACTTGAATGCTGTTCAACAATCGCGTCAAAATAACACCTTCCCTATCGTTCTGAATAAAGTATTGCTGGAAAGTCGCTCAACCGCTGGCAGCGCAAACGTATGGACACAAAGCACCTATACAATTGATGGAACCAGCTTAGCCGGGTCAACAGGCAGGTGGGTTGTTCATCATCGCAACACAATATCATTCACATGCGACGTGCAATACGACTCGATAACTTTGCCGGTAGCTGGTGGTGATGTCACTTACGACTTTGACACTGGCAATGAAGGGTTTCAATCCACAACCTCCAATGCGAATCCCGGGCAGTCAATATTTAATTACCCTGCTGCGACGTTTTACAATGTAATTACACAATCCAGCGGGGCTATGCGTTTCATGCGTGATGCGGCTGGCACCCCGTCAAGCAATACAGGTGGCGTAAACGGATCAGGGATTGATCATTCTTTGGGAACAACGGCTGGCTTCTATATTTATTACGAAGGCAGCGGCTCTGGAAGTTCAGCCGCGCCCGGTTCAGGCTTCTTGCGTAGCCCAGAAGTTACGCTTGCTTCAACAGGCACTATCGAATGGTATCAAGCTGAACATGGGAACAACCTAAATTCTAGTGTCCGCGACGTTTACTGGATTTTTTCCTGATGTTAAGCACCTTCGCTTTTGGTGAAGCGCCGTTTTGCGTTGATGACGCTTCCATATCTGTAGTCCAAAATGTTGACGGCACCGCAGCCATTTCCTTCGGTGCATCTGCAACAGCCCTTAAGCTATTAGTGTTATCTGGCGCGGCGTCAGTGACGGTGACGACGACTTCTGCGTCTGATCGTATCCGCCTTGTGAGCGGCGCAGCAAGCACGGCTGTGACCGCCGCAAGCGCCTTCTCACGCATCAAGGGCATGGATGCCAGCGTTGAGATTGTCACGACCGTCGATGGTCAGGCTGTCGGCGTTTTCGTAACAAGCGGCGGCGTCAGCTTCGCGCTCAATCAAGTGTGCCTTGCGCAGATTCTTGGCGATGCGTGGACTGAGGTTGCTGAAGGAACGGAGACGTGGACTGACCAGACAGCTACCGGCACATGGGTGACACAGTCTGAAGGCACAGAGACTTGGACAGACATTGCCGAAAACTCGGTGACTTGGACCGTTGTGAACGACGGCGGTGAGGAGTGGCTTAGACAATGATAAACTTTGGCCCGTGGCTACCAGATCAACCTGCGTTGCAAAACCCAGGTGTGACGGTTGCCAAGAACGTCATTCCTGCCGCTAAGGGTTATCGAAGCGTCAAGTCATTCGTAGATTTCAGCAACGCCGCAAGCAATCGTCTTCGCGGCGTTTTCACTGCAAAAGACACTGATGGCAATGTGTTCTTGTTCGCTGGCGATGATGCAAAACTCTACCGCTACTCTGAAACAGACAAGGATCTGGACGACGTTTCCAAAGCAGGTTCGCCCGCTTATGACCTTGGCAATTCTGGCACAAGCACAGGCGACGAGCGGTGGCGCTTCGTGCAGTTTGGCAGCACGGTTATAGCCGCTGGCGGCATTGGCGAGGAGCTACAGAAGTGGACGCTCGGTAGCGACAGCACATTTTCAAACCTGTCAGGCACACCGCCAAAGGCTGACTTTGTCGCTGTTGTGCGCGATCAGGTGTGGACCGCAAACATAGATGAAGGCTCTGGGCGCAAGCCGTTCCGCGTAAGATGGTCTGGCATAAACGACGAAACAAGTTGGACTACAGGCACTGACCAATCTGACTTTCAGGACATCTTTGGTGGTGACTCTGGCGCTATTACCGGCCTAATCGGCGGGCAGCAAGCCACTATTATGATGGAGCGCGGGATTGCCATCGCGTATTACGTCGGATCGCCGTTGATCTATCAGATTGACCTTGTAGAGACATCACGCGGCTGTCCGTATCCAAACAGTATTGCAAACGTCGGAAACAACATCTTCTACCTTGCGCGCGACGGCTTCTTCAAATTCGACGGTCGTCAATCAACGCCGATAGGTGCTGAGAAGGTTGATGACTTTTTCCAAAAGGATTTTAACTCCGCAAAGATCGACAAGGTTTCTTGTGCTGTAGATCCGATCAACCAGATCGTTGCGTGGAGTTATGTCAGCAATGACAATGTAGGAAGCACGCCTGACAAGATCATTGTCTACAACTATGCAATCGACAACTGGTCGTTACTTGAGGTTTCGACAGAGTTGCTTGCTCCCATCTCGACAGCCTCTGTGACGATGGAAGCGTTGGACACACAGGCGGCAAACCTTGATGCGCTGTCTGGCACGCTCGACAGCACATCTTTTAAGGGCGGCACATTCTTCTTTGGCGGCTCTCTCGACAACAAGATCAAGAGCTTTTCCGGCACGCCTCTCGCAGCCACCATTGAAACGGCAGAGGTGCCGGTTAACCCCGGTCGTCACTCTGTAGTTACCAAGACAGTGCCGTATTTCACTGACGGCAGCGTGACCATGCAGGTAGGCACGCGCGATAGGCAGGATGAGGTTGTTACATTCAGTAGCACATCATCTTTGACTGACGACGGGTTTTGCCTGCACCGCGATCAAGGCCGCTTCCACAGATTCCGCATGAACATTTCTGGCACTTGGGATTTTGCTCAAGGCGTAGATGTCGAGGGTAGAAGCCTTGGCCAACGCTAACTTTCGTCGTCTACCAACATCAGCCGACAACCCGCGAGAAGTCAGCCAAGTCGTCAACGGAATACTGGACGGCAAGCTGAACAGCACTGGCACCTTTACATGCACTGCCAGCGCCGCAACCACAGCAATTACTGACTTTAGGGCAGGCGAGGACAGCATCATTTTGCTGATGCCGCAGACAGCCAATGCAGCAACCGAAGTTGGTAACGGGACGATCTATGTCAGTACAACAGCCAAACAGTCATTCACAGTCACACATGCAAACAATACGCAGTCCGATAGAACTTTCGGATACGTCATTATTGGCTGAGTGGGAACGCTGTGGCGGCTACATTGAGGACGCACTGGAATATGCACAGTTTAGTCACACACTTGAAGATGTCCTGCGCGTTGTTCTTTCAGGAGACGCGCAGTTTTGGCCAGAAAGTAACGCGGCTCTTGTTACGGAGATTATCGACTATCCGCAACGCCGCACACTGCGTTTCTGGCTGGCTGGCGGCGACCTTGAGACGCTGCGGGATTTGGAAGTAACAGCAATCGAATGGTCCAAAAAATGGGGTTGCTCGGCTTCTGAAATAGTTGGGCGACGTGGGTGGGTACGCGCCCTTAACGGCTACGAAGAAGCCGCAACAGTAGGAGTAAAGACGTATGGGTAAAGGTGGTGGCGGCGGCGGCGCGCAGACTGTGAATACGCAGGTAAACCCGCCAGATTATGCAAAGCCGTTTTTGGAGTTTGGTCTGTCAGAGGCGTTGAATCAGTACCGCTCTGACATGCCTAATTATTTCCCCGGCAGCACTGTCGTGGGCTTCTCGCCAGAGAGTGAGATGGCACTGACGGGTGTGCGTGATCGTGCGCTAGATCCAAACAGCATGACAGCGGCGACACAAGATGTTGTGCGTCAGAACCTCATGGGTACTAACCCTTTGATGTCTGCCGCCTTCAAGCCTGTGGTCGATCAGGTCACTAGCCAATTTGCCAAGGCTGGCAGGTATGGCTCTGGGGCAAACCAAGAGGCTCTTGCCGCTGGTCTGGCACCGGCTGCACTGAGCGCGCAACAGGCTGCGATATCTCAAGCGCCGCAAGTGCAGAACCTTGATCTGCAACAGCTTGCACAGGTGGGCAGTGCGCGTGAAGGCATGGCAGAGGCTAATTTGCAGGCTGACATCGACAGGTTCAATTTCGAGCAAAATATAGACGCTGAAAAATTGAAAAATTACCTCGGCCTTGTTGGTGGCGGCACGGTCGGCAGCACAAGCAGCCAGCCCGTGTTCCGCAACCCGCTGGCTAGTGGCCTGGGTGGGGCATTGAGTGGCGCGCAGTTAGGCAGCATGGCTGGCTTCAACCCAATGTACGGCGCTGTAGGCGGCGGTCTTCTTGGCTTGTTGGGAGTTTAGATAATGGCAATACGTCCTATTGATAGGATCATGGATGAGGGGTTGCTGTCACCCATAGGCGTGCGTCCTGCGGCACCAGCGGCACAATCTCAAGCCAGCCTTCTTGGCTATAACGTACCGCCATCGTCCTATATGGCACCGCAAGCGGCCACGATGGGAATGCCGGGTGCTGCGCCTCGACCGCAAGCACCGCAGCCGTATGACGATGCTATACGGCGTAACGCGCGCGGCATTGGCCTTCCGCCTACTGGCTTGTTGGGTCAGACACCGGCTGCACCCGCTGCACAGCAACAGAAAGGTCTGTTTGGCGACTTTTTCGGCACTAGCTTTGAAGATCCGCGCACCCGCCGCAACCTCGCTGGCGCTGCGGCACTGCTAGAGGCTGGTGGCCCGCAAATGCGTCCTGTCGGCACTGGTCAGGCCATAGGCATGGGCATCAATGCGATGCTCAAGCAACAGGGTGAGATGGATAGGCTGAAGAAGCAATCGACCAAAGGGTTTGAGAAAAAAGGCCCGTATGTGCGTAAAGGCACGAATGAGTACCTTGGCGAAGGGGTGTTCAATCCGAATACCGGCGTGACGATGTTAAGCACGCCATCCGGTGAGCTAATTCCGTTACCCGCAGATGCAGAGCCTACCGTAAAAAGTTACCTATCCCGTGATGCCGTTGGCGCATCAGGGCTGATTAAGCTGGAACAAACGGTGGCAGAGCATGAAAAGTCGCTAGGTCAATTAACAGATTATCTGTCCGGCTTCGATGACAGAAACACCGGTTTCAAACTTTTGGCCGATCAATTCACCACTAAGCTGAAGACCTTTTTTGACACTGGCGATCTAAGCCCGTCCGAGTTTTCTGCCGCATATATGAATGGTCAGTTACAAGGCTTGCTGGGCGCGCAACGTCTGTCTGTCGTCGGCGGCGGTGTGATGACAGAGCAAGATGCCTTGCGCGTCATTGAGGCCCTTGGCGGGAACATTGGGGCGCTGCAAAACCCAGAGATTGTCGCGGCGCAAATCGAGCGTATCTACAACGAGCGTTACCAGCTTTATGAGACGGATATCGGCATCCTTAACAGGCAGCGTGCGATCTATCAGCAAGACCAAAAAGACATCAAGCAAAACCCGTTTAGAAGCAGCGGCACAGTGTCTTCGTCGGCTGGCGACGTTGGCTATGAGATAGTGGGGTAAGGAATGGGCGTCAAAGTAAAAATCGACGGGGTTGGCGTTGTCGAGTTTGACGACAAATTCAAAACCCTTTCCAAGCAGGAACAGCAAGATCTGGTTAACCAGATTGCGTCTAGCCGTCGTGGCACACGCGCCGCAACATCTGGTTCCGATGATAATGGCGCAGATGCGATGGATTATGCGCGTGCTGCTATGCAGGGCGTCATGTTTGGGTTTTCGGACGAAGGTTATGGCCTATTCAGAGGCATCTATGATGCTGCGGTAGAGGGGAAGCCATTTAAAGAGGCGTATACACAAGCAAGAGATGAAGTACGCAAAAATCTTGATGATTTTAGAGAAGATGACCCGCTGGCTGCATATGGCACAGAAATCATTGCGTCTCTGCCAATGGCCCTTTTAGGGGGCGCTGGGCTTGCTAGGGCGGGCGTAGCGGCTGGTAAGGGACTTGGTGCCGCGATGGGCCGTGGCGCTGTTGAAGGCGCTGCATATGGCCTTGGAGCGGGCGAGGGTGACGCCGCCGATCAAATCAAATCGACCGTGGCTGGCGGCGCTACTGGCGCAGCATTGACGGGTGCTGTTGGCGGCGTTTTGCGCTCCACGGTTGGGCCAGCGCCTACTGAGCCTGCACAGCGGCTTATGAAAAAAGGCGTGACCTTAACGCCTGCACAACAATCCCCTAACAGCGCCATAGGCTTTGCTGACCTGGCTCTCGGAAAACTAGATCCGATTAGGGCGGCTCAAAGGAAAGCTATACCTGAATTTAACAGGGCAGCGGCTAACGAAGCACTGGAAGATATTGGCGAAAAGGTGACCCGTGGTGCTGAAGGCGACACGATCATTACTGAAATGGATGACATCTTTGACGCCGCCTATGACAAGGTTTTGCCAGATATCAGCCTGCCAAGTGTGGATTCAGTTAAAGCCAAGATCAATGTCGTTATCGGCAGCGTCGGCAGGGATGCGGACGCAGGCAAAATCATGCGCGATGAATTGCGTGCGATCATGGATGACTTTGATCTTCGTGGCAGCGGCAAGCAAGTTGATGGTCAGACATTCAAGCAAATAGAGTCTGACATGTCTCGCCGTGTGAAAGAGCTTTCTGACCAGTATGCCAAGGGTGGCGACAGGTCTGTTGGCCGTGCTGCGGAAGGCATGAAGCAGTCTCTGCAAATCTTGCGTGAATCTGTAGTTGGTAAGACGGCTGGTGCGAAAGATACACTGCAAAGAATTAACTCTAGCTATGGCAAGGCAAAAATCGTCGAAGATGCGATTGTTCGCGGCGGCGCTAGAGAGTTTTCGCCTGCACAATTTGAAGCCGCTGTGAAAAAGCCAAACAAGCGTCAATTTGCACGGGGCAAAGCGCGCTTGCAGGATTTGTCTAAGGATGGCCGCGCTGTACTAGACCCGCCAAGGGACAGCGGTACACCACAGGGACTTTTCGGTTTGGCAGCTTTCACCAATCCTAGCTATGCGGGTGGCGCTGCTGCGTTGCCCATTATCAGCCCAATGTATCGCCCCTTAGCAAACTCCGTTTTAGGAGTGGGGCGCGGCACGCGGGCATTAACTGAAGCGGGCGCGCCCGCTGTCGGTGGTCTTCTTGGCAGTGAATTTGCGAGGTACTAATGGCTAAAAACAAACTTACCGAATACGACAGCACTGCTGCGAACAACACTGATGTCGGCGGGGTGAATCTAGCTGAAAACAGTATGTTACCAAGTGACGTTAATAATGCTTTTCGAGAAGTTCTTTCGCATCTGAAGGACTTCGCATCCGGCGCGGAGGCTGTTGATGTCATCAACTCGCCCATCGTAAAAGCTACTAACGTCAACGCCAGCGACACTGGCACAGACGTGGCAATCCAGATCGGCGCAAGCACTGACTGGACGGTGGTAGTTACGTCATCGGATGAGCTTGTCTTTAGGCACAACGCGGTCGCCAAGATGTTGCTGACGACAACAGGTCACCTGAAGGTCATCGACGACATTACGGCATTTGCCGATCTGTCCAGCTACGACGGAGCGTAAAGATGGCGGTCGATGGTGGCGCAGGAAACGCGATTTCGTTCAGTGAAATCCAAACGTATTACGGCGGGTCAAACCCGATCAGCATTAGTGAATACTATCGTGGCGGCTCTGAGGTTCCGGGCGATCAGGTAACAGCGCAGTCAAACACCAGCGGCACAGCCGATCAGACGGTCGGCCAGTTTACTGTGGACGTGACGACGACTTCGACATTTACCGGCTCACTTCAACAACAGAGTAACAGCACCTCTATCTCAATACAGTCAGACACGGCTAAAATTGAAATTATCAACATTCACCCAGACGCTGATGGTGGGTCGTCCAGTCGATCAGTACAAGTTTTCCGTAATGGTATTGGCATTGGTAATTTCAGTACATTCGACAGTACCGGAAACGGCGCAGCAATAATAGCTTGCACTATAGCTGGCCCAGCGAACAACGGCGCGGTGTCTAGCCCTAACGGCGGGACATTTTCGTCAGGCACCATAACTTTTAGTGGTAGCAATTCGTTCATGCGAGAGTTTACGAGGGCGCAAGTCACAACGCACGACGTAGACTTCACCAACAATAACGCCGTTACGATTACGACAACCTCCGGCTCAACAGGCGGGGCGCAGACCTATACCCAGAACCAGACGCGCAAGGTCAAAAACGATCAGTCCACCTCAAACTGGACGCTCGGTTATGACGCGGTATTAGGTAATACCAACGTGCCAGCCAGCGGCGCGATTAACATCG